TTGATTTATCAAGACTTACTATTCTTCAGTCTTGAAAGGATTTGTTGTATAAACAAATCCTGTACGAGTGTCAACGTAGTACATAAGATAAGTTTTAACTTATCTATTATATTTGTCTTAGTGAAAAAAGAAAAAGAAATAATCCTCCGAAGAGGATTATTTCAGAAGATTATTTTAATCTTCTCTTCTGGACTGGTCCAAGAATATCTCGGAACAGTTCAATTTCTGCATCTGTGATGCCAGGAACGTGGTTGCGAAGATAAGTTGATATTTCAACAAATTTGCAACCGTCAGCGATAGCGATAGACATATCACACATCTCTGAAAGAAGATTGAAGAGGTGCTGTGTATTCATATATGAAATTTTTTAAGAGTTTACGATTAAAAAAATAAGCCAGCCATCCGAAGATGACTGGCTAGAAACAAAAACACCGAAGCCATGAGAGTGCTTTTTGGTTCAACACGGGTTACTATTCTTCACCCGTGTTAGGATTTGTTGTATGAACAAATCCCCACTTATCTATGTAAAACATAATTTCGAAGAGATTATGGATTATATTTGTTTTAGTGGCGGAGCAAATAAATTTGTTTGGATGACCCCTCCCACGGGGTCAAGTCCAAATCAAATCCGTTTTCCCATAGAGATGGGCCGGGGGCCAAATTATATATGTGACCTCTCATCCTCACAATATACACAAAATCCCCAGCCAAAGCCAGGGATTAAATTACCATGGATATTCAACATCCAACAATAATGTTTGTCTTTCTTTAGGAGTTAAACCAGAACCACCGTTTCTCGGATCAAATAATCTGAGATTAACCTCTTCTCAAAATCCATTATCTACATAAGGTGCTTGTTGATCAAATTTTTGTGATCTTACTATTTTAGCCATTTGATGTTTAAGATCCGACGCTTTTTGTGTATCACCCGCTTTAATCGCAGCATTGTAATCTTTAGCAATTGGATTTAGAATTCTATCTAATCGATCGTTCATTGCTTTATACGGATCTCCATTTAACCTGTCATCCACATAATTGATGTTGTCAATTATATTATACATATCGGTTTCTGGGTATAAATTATCAGCATTTCTGATAATTCTTTCTTTTGCAGCAGGTGTACTGTTAACCTTTCTTCTTAATTGAAATCTTCTTAGACCATCTCATTTATCTTTTACGGCATCTAAATTTTTAGCAAGTCTAGCAACATCGTCTACTTTTCCAACAGCTCCTGCAGGATCAAAGAAAAATTCTAAAGCGCCTGCTCCTTTGTTAATTGGCATTCCATTAATATTATCTGGCCCGTTTAATAATCTATCTATTCCATTATACATCTTTCTACCTACGGTAATGTATCCAGGTTCGTGAACCGGACGCGATACTCCATATCCATCTGTGTATTCTTCTCTTGGATTGGAAATTTGATTTCAAATTGATTTTTTAGCCATAACGTTATAATTAAAACGCAAAGATACAAATTAAAATCGAAATAAAAAAATCTATAAATAGAATAGATAGTAACAATTCACAAATCTCTCAATATCAACAATTTACATTCTTAAAAGTTTATTTAAAACAACCATTTCGACCGTTTTAAAGTAACTTTTGACCGTTTAAAAGAAACTTTGTTTAAAAATATATAAACTTTATTTGTTAACTTCATAAATTTTGTTTATATTTGCATAAACTAATGTACGTTTAAAATAAACAAAGTTTACAAAAATATGGCAAAGGGATTTATAAAATCAAATGAAGTCATCTACAAAGATGAAAATGGAATTGAAAGAAAAAGAACCGTATCTAAAGAGTTCTCTCAGAAAGTAGATCAAGATAAGTTTTATATGACTTTTATAGATTATGTTAAATGGATTTATGGTTTAACAACTATTACAACACTTAAAGTTCTCTATAAATTATTAGAGATGGCAGAATATAATACTGGAGAACTCTCACTTTCTCCGGGTAAACGTCAAGAGATTATGGAGTCTATCGGTATTAAGAAAAGTGCATTCACACAAGCCCTTAACCAACTTGTTGAATCGGGAGCACTTGAAGTAAAATACAAAACCGATAAAGATGGTAACTTTATATGTAACCCTGATACAGGCGAACTAGAGGTTGTTAGAGGAGAATATCGTATTAGCCCGGAAATGTTTTGGAAAGGTGAGTTAAAGAAAAGAACAGAACTCAAAGTTACATTTGAAACAAAATATTCTGACGATTTAGAATCAGATGAATTTTAATAGCAGGAACAATTCCTGCTATTTTTATTTGTTTTTATCTAAAATTTTTACTATATTCGCCAAAATTTTATATCATGTCTAGAAATAAATTAAAACGATATACAGGTGCCGAAGTTGCACAACCAAAATCAATAGCCGAGCAACTTCTTGCAGGTACTAAATTAGGAAATCTTTTATATGGTAAACAGGAAACATATAAAGATGGTAATAATCAAGAAAGAAAAGATGCATCGTTCAAGGAATCCGCAAACGGTCAATTAGTTCAAAAAATGGGAGAAACCGCAAGAGATGCTGGAGAATTAGTCGCAACAGGACTAGCGTTTGGAAATCCATTAATAGCAAGCGAAGCTATGACACCACTCATTGTAGGTTCTCAAGCATATTGAATTGGTCATGGGATAAATGATGGTGCACAAAGAATAGATAATATTGGAGAAGGGGTAAAGAATTTTGTTGAAGATCCTTCTTTACAAAATGCAGGGGCAGTTGCAAAGGAAGTTCCAATGTTAGTTTTAGATGCTGCAGGAGCCTTACCAGTTGCTAGAACAATTATAGAAACTGGTAAAAATGCAATACCTGCAGCGCAACAAGCTGCTCAACGAATAGCAGGATCTGTTGATGATGCAATAACAACTGCTACAAAACAAGCAGTTGAATCTGGAGTAGTTGGAGTAAATGAGTTACCTGCACAATTAGTAACAAGAGCCACATCTACTCCAAAAGTACAAGAACCTCTTCCAAATGTCGGTTGAGCCCCTGCTCAAACAATGGACGTCAGAAGAGCTGGAGAACTAACAGAAATGTATTATCCAAATCGATGGGATGTAGTTGAAGAAGGTGCAAATCCTTTTGGAGTTTGACTACAAGGTAGATTTGGAACTCCAAGAACAGATATTACGAATCCTGGAAAAGGAGAGAGAGCAGCAAAAGCTAGAGAGTTATTTGCCAACAGGCCGCAATATGTTGGAAACGTTACATTTAAAAAACCTATTGCAGTGATAGGTGATGTAAAAGATAGATCTGCGCTGTCGTATAATGCAGAAAGAATGGGAGCTGATGGAATTATATATAATGGATTTTATGACAATGGTTATAATAATAATCAAGGAATATTTTCTTTTATAAAACCAAATCTATCTCCATCTAGCGGTCAACCAGCCAGCATTATGTGAATGGGTCCAACTACTGGTAAAACAACATATGCTAAAAAGGATTTAAGTATAGTTGATATAGATCCTTTAATTAAAGGAACTCGAAAAGAAGTTGCTAAAAAATTGGGATTGGATTTTAGAGATCCGAAAGTTTCCGAATCCTCAGAATACCAACAAGCTATTGTAGATATGATTAACTCTTGATTAAAAGATCCTATAAACCATGGTAAAACACTAGTTGCGTCTACTAAACATCTATTGGATCCAAAATTCGGAATTAGTTTTGCAAACGAACCATTTATGCCAGATTTTGAAACATTTGTTACAAGAAATCAAGCGAGAGGTTTTAGAGAAACTCCGGAACAATTAAGAAAATGATATGATTCAATTCTTGGAATCAAACCGGATATTAAAATAGATAATAGATTTGCATCCGAAATATTAAATAAACAATAATAAAAAACCCAGGCCTTATGGTCTGGGTTTTTTGTAATAGAAACTTAACATCATATTCCTAACAATTTTCTAGAATTTTTATTTAGCTTATTTAAAACACCACCGTTATTAAATTTTCTAAATCCGACACGTGGTTGTTGTATGTTTATTCCATATCCATGAAGGCGAGGGTATATTAGATTTTCAGCAGCCATACCTAATCTTCAAATTTTATCACTAAGATCGCTGGGTAATCCAGATGGACTAAAATCTTGAAGGTCTATCGGATCCTGTCCTCTTTGTATCACCACCAATTTATTGGTATTTGGATCAAAAGTGATCATTCTACCATCTGGTAAATCAATAACTCCGTTTTCTCCAAGTATACTACTTATTTCTGATTTAGCACGATCAATTCTAGATTGTCTTGCTATAGCCAACTCATCGTCGTATTTTGCAGCCATTTGATATAATTCGGATGCGTCTATTGACGGTTTGCCATCAACCATTTTTACTGGTAACGAAATTGTTACAGGATCTTCTAAATGTGGATATCTAAATGAAACATCTAAACTAGGCAGGTTGCCTCCAACAAAAGCACGGGGATCCACTTGTGATAATAACTGATTTCAAGCCATCATATTAGCTCTCATTAGTTTTTTTGCAGAATCTGCAACCATGCGTTCGTCATCTCCCGAACCAACCATACCTGGCCTTCACATTGTAGCGGCAGCTTCATTTGTTTTATCCATTACATAATTTCCATTACCATCATTTGCAAAAACGATAACACCGTCTCCATTTTTTGCACGTCCGGTATAACCCATGAGTGCTTCAAAATTAGATTGTAGACTTTTACTTCGTTCTGTACTAACTCCTCCGTGAAATGTACTATCTCAAATCTGCTGTAATCAAGCTTTTTTATCCGGACTGTTTATGTTAAATAACCAAAAATGATTTGGGGAATAATCATCATCACCAGGATTAAAATCATAAGAAACCGTTTCAGAATCATACGGTTCTAAACGTATTTGTGATGTTCGTGAATTTCCATGTTTTAAATAGTTTTCTAAATCAGTGATTGTTGGAATTTCCGATGTCACATGTGTTCTACCACCATCTCAATCTACCTGTGGATCATATGGTACTCCATTTAACGGAGCATATATACTTGTTTCTTTTGTAATTCAAGGTTTACCATACGATTTAAATAAAGCTGCAAGTTGAGATTCGATATCTTCAGGGGTCGATTTTAATCTAACACCCTGCTCTAATATTTGTTGTATTTTAGGTCGAATGTCAGCAGATATTGATGTATCTATTACACCAACAGCTTTAGATAATTTTTGCATTAACGATTTGTAATTGGGGTCATTATATATGGTTGGAGTAACAACAGATTGCGTTGGATAATATGCATTCACTCAACCTAAACCAGATGGTCTAACAGGAACTCCTTCTCGCATACCTTCTTCGAAAGTCATAGGTCTACCATAACGATCTGTTACAATATCCTGTCCTTCGGCAACAGCTTCTTCTAAAAATTGTCTTCTAGATCTTTCTGCAGGACTAATTCCCATTTCAGCTAAACGTCTTGCTAATTCGTTTGCACGAAAATTACCTGTTAAATTTGGAGTCTGTGTATCTCTAAGTCGTGCTATTTGTTCGCGAGTATAACCTCTATCTAAAAGATTTTGCAAATCGTAATTACCAAGACCTTGCACACGTTCTACATCTCTCCAACTTCTTTCCACTCAAGGAGTAAGACCGATTACTGGTTCTACACCATTTACCATATCATTAAATGACTGAACTGTATCTCCGGCTAAACTACGAAGTCCTGATCTTAAATACGGATTTGTAAACATATCACCAACACCAGCAATATCCAATACATCTCCAGCGGCAGATTTAATTGTTCCTCAAGTATCACCTTCCTTTCAAAGACGTGCTGTTTTCTGAATACCGTTATCAGAAATTGCATTATTAATGGCGTCCCCTGTTCCAATTACGTCAAACGCAGTTCTGGCTAATGGGTTCGAGTATAATTTTTGAACACCTTTTATTGCAGCTCCCAAAGCACCTGTTTCCGCTAATACCGCAAGTGCTGGTCCAGCAACAAGTGGAGCATATTTTGGAGCTTCGTCGTCTCTTTTACTAGCAACGTATTTACCCATTGCTTCAGGATCTCCTTCTTTAGCGGCCTCTAATAATCTTTGTTGTTCTGTGTAGTGTGCATTCTTTTTTAATTGTTTAAAAAACTTCCTTCTATACAAATCTTCTCTTCTAGAAAACTTATCTTTGTTTTCAACTCTACCGTTAACATAATCACTTCAAGTAAATCCTTTTGATGAATCACTATTGTTTGCCAATAGTTGTGCGTCTTTAATTAACTGTTTTCTTTTCATACCAGACGTGTCAAATACCGCGCTACCTTGTATTACATCGTCCATAGATCCACTAGTTTCTGGAGAATTTATATATTCTACAGATATATTTTGATCAATTTTTTTCTTTGCCATTTGTTCAATCTTAAATCTCTCTTTCAAGAGAAATATTAATAACTAATTTCCAAAAGTAAAATCTTTTCTCCATCCTTTTCTGTATACAAATATCTATGATATACAGAATCTTTTGTAACGTACAAATCTGATCATTGTACGTTTTCAATTTTTTCTACGGGGCGTTGAATGTAAACAACATCATAAGTTGGAAGTTTCGTTTCAACACTACACCCAACCAATAAAAACATTGTGATTAGTAACTTTTTCATTGTTTTATTGATTCTCCTTCTTTTCTTTGATTGTTTATAATAAGTAATTTTAAGCAAAAATACACAATTATTTGCAATTTTCCAAAAAAATTATTATATTTGCGCCAACTAAATTGTATAAAAAATGAAAAAGTATCAAGTTGGAGGTATAATTTACGCATTATCGAAAATTCAACCAAAGAAAGAAAACGATCTTCCGGATATAAGTTCTATGAAATCCATGGTTCACGAACCCGTAGTTATTACAGAAGAAGTTGAAACAGAAGGATATCAGCCAAGATTTAATTTTAGAAATACTACACAGACACAAAAAAATACAGAACAATCGCAAGCTGTTGAAACACCTATAATACAACATAAACCCGAGGTACAAAATATTGTGTTTGATTTGTTTGAAGATAAAGGTTCTAGTCCACAGACACATGATGTTACTACAACACCTTCTAATTTAAATAGAGGTGTATGGGATTCTGTGTGAAATAAATGAGGTTCTAAACTTGGTTTAAAAGACGAAAAGGCTTATTTGTATTTATTAGGTCAGATACAACACGAATCTGATGATTTTAAATACATGCAAGAAATTGCATCTGGAGACGCATATGAAGGTCGGGCTAATTTAGGTAATATACGACCAGGAGATGGAAGAAGATTTAAAGGTAGAGGTCCTATCCAAGTTACAGGAAGAGATAATTATGAAAAAATATATAAAGATTTCTTTGTACCAAACGGTCTTGGTCAGTATGATATTGTAAATAATCCAGAGTTAGCGAATGATCCGGAAATCGGCTCATTGTTAACAATCGGTTGGTTAGCTGTTACAGAAAATGGAAAGAGAGCTGTTACCGAAAGTAATAATTACAACGTTGAGGCATTAACAAGAGCCATTAATGGAGGGAACAATGGTTTACAAGATAGAATTAGAAGAACTAACGATTTATTAACAAAATATAATTATAGTTAACATGTCAACATTAAACGAAAACATTTTAAAAGTAAAAGAAACTTTTGAAGATATAGCGTCTGCCATTGAAGAAAAGGGTGTTGATGTTGGAGAGTGTGACTCTCCTGTAACTTATGCAGATAAAATTAGATCTATTTCTGGATCTGCAGAAGGTAGTTTCGACATTGATAAACTATATGTTGAAGCTTATGAAACAGACGCTCCTGAACCATCTGCTTCTGTATCTCCGACAGAGGATGGAGGTGTAATGATTACGTTTGGTCTAAGACGCGGTGCAACGGGTCCACAAGGTCCGCAAGGAGAGCAAGGACCAGCTGGTGCAGATGGTACAAATGGTAAGGATGGACTTTCAGGAGCTGATGGTAAAAGTATTGTATCTACAACTTGTGAATATGGATTAAGTGTAGATGAAAATACAGAACCAGATACATGGACAATCGATGTACCCGAATTAGTTCAAGGTATGTATCTTTGGACTAGAACAACTTGGACATATAGTGATGAAACATCTCAAACGGGATATACTAAGACATATATTTCAAAAGATGGAGAACAAGGTCCTGCTGGAACGAATGGTATTGATGGAAATGGTATTGTAAGTATTACAAAACTGTTTGCTGTAAATAACGATCCTGTAAATTATCCTACTGACGGTTGAACAACGGTAAATCAAGTTTCTACTTCTCCAGATAATCGATATATGTGGTGCCAAGAAACTACTGAATATACTAATACAGAATCTACTGTTATTTACTACATAGTGGCTGTTGAAGGAGAACCCGGTGCTACTGGAACTGGAAATGATGCTCCAATCATATATCCTGCTGGAGTTTGAAGTGTCGATAAAGAGTACGTCGCAGAGTCTAGTAAAGTACCATATGTATTTTATGCAGTAGATGGAAAATACTATATACTAAACTATAAACATTTAATTACTGGTGAAGGAGAAGGTAGTATCTGGACAGGCGATTCATGTGGGCCAGAAACAATGTATGAAGGGGAACCTATTTGGATAGAAATAGAGTCTTTCGAAGCTATTTATTCCGACATCGGATTATTTAATCAGGCTTTGGTTGGAAAATGAGTATTCCATGGTGATTATATGTTTAGTCAACAAGGTAAAGATGACCTGGGTGCGGAAAAATGATATTACGATTATGATGATCCTGCTTCCGCTATTTCAAACGGAGACTTTATTCCAAATATATGTATGAATACTGTCGATGGTTCTGCGTATTTTGCTGGATTTACAATTGATAAAGATGGATTTTCATATAGTAAAGATGGGCAATTTGCACATATTTCATCTACTGGAATAAAATATAGTAATTCCGATGCCAATAGTTATTTTGAATTAGATAATAATGGAAATGCTACATTTAGTTCTGGATCTGTTAAATTTAATGGAAATGGTTCTGGTAGTATTAATAATGGAACTTTAGAATGAGATGAAACAGGAAATATTATAAAATGTAATTTATATTCTAAAGAAATGGTTTCCGGAGAGGATTACTACACTCCGATGTTTGGACCAAATACTACACATTATTTATTTGTAAATTCAGCAGATAATTCATTAATTGCTGTAAATCTTCCAGATTTAGATGAAAATGTTTTAACAGCTATGGGAGATGGAGTATATTACGGAACATTAGTGATAACAAATAGGAAAACTAATGATTTAGAAGTTACTATGAAGTTGACCTGAGATGAACAAGATTATTCAGAATCAGTTACATTAAAACCAGGAAGATCGGTAAGAATTAATTATTTCAATGATTTTCAAGATTATCACACTGTACAAGGTTTTATTGAACAATCAGTATAAAATAAAAATCCCAACCCAATTAAGGGCTGGGATTTTTTATACGTCTAAACTAAATATTTGTCTTCTTTGCCTTCCTGAATTGTTATACAATCCTAAATGTATTCATTGTGACTTACCTGATTTTTCAATTATACATTGATCAAAGTTTTTATCAGACAGATATGACACAATGAATTTTTTAAAATTTTCAAATTTACCGTTTACTGGGTATAAGTCCACAGCGTTACACATTAAGTGTGCAGATGTTTTACTGCCTCTAACTATTTTATTAAGTAAAGGACATCTATAACCAGAATTAATTCTAATTGCAGATCCCCATTTTTCTCTTAAATCTTGCAGAAATAACAACAATCTTTTTGTATTGTATTCTAACTCATCTGGAATTGTATTATTTATCTTATATATTTTTGCTGTATCTGAATATTCTAACTCAGACACTTTAAAATTTTTAGTACCTGCAAATTGCATTATTTTATTACTTTAAATATATATTTTATTCATTTAAATCTTTTTCTTATATCTTGATAAGCTTTTGTTTTTCCGAAAGTTCCTACAGACGGTAATAATTTTTAATCATTCAATAAAATAAATGATATAAAAACACACCTTCCAAGATAATCTCCACTTCTTATTATTTTTGTTTGGAACAAAATCTTCTATTTGTCGAAAATACATACTGTAAATTAACCTTTAAAAGGTATAACTTTACTATATACTATTTCTAATTTTTCATTATAGTCTAAAATCTTCGTTATTTCCATCGTATCTCTGTTCGAAACGATTGTCTTCTTTATTACCTACAGATTTATGGAATATAGATGTTATTGCTTCAACACCTAACAAACTGGTACTACATATAAATAACATATCAACAATCTGTGGAGCTTCTGTATTAGAAAGCGTACATCATAAACATATAAACAAACTTAACATTCAACCAGTAAATCCACAAACCCTTTTGCTGGAAATCGCTTTATTTCCAGTAAATAATTGGATTCAAAATTCACTAAATTTCATATGCTTAAAATATTTTTACAAAGTTAAGAATTATTTGGTTTTATTCCAAAAAATTATTATATTTGCGACGCAAATATAATGTATATGTTAATAAGAATGTAATATTAACTAATTAAAAAATTTAAATGAAAGATTTAGAAAAATTGGGATCTATTGGATCGGCAATCAATGATATAATAAATTTGGTTACAAATCATGGAGTTTTTAAATTACTTCTTGCAATTTTAATGTTATGTATATGTATTACCATGGTTAGAGTAAGTATTAGTTTTAATCCAAATAATTATATCAGAACAATAAGAGATATTGAAATTTCTATTGAGGATGAAAGTAGAATAAAAAGAGCAGAAGCTGATGTATTTGTTAGAGAAGAATTAAAAAATGTAGTAGAAACTTTATCAGCATCTCGTGCATCTGTATTAGAGTTTCATAATGGAAAAACAAACTCTTCTGGTTTAGGTTTTTATTATGTAGACATGTCATATGAAATTGTTGATAATCATAATAACTTTATTAGTGAACAATATCAAAATATAAGTCTATCTTGATTAGAATTGGATGATATTTTATATAACGATGGATACTGATACGGAACCGTGGAGGAGTTAAAAAAAGTTGATCCGATGCTTGGTGCAAAAATTGAATCAAATGGAACAAAATGGATTGGTTTGTATTTACTAGAATACGCTAGTGATGATCATATAACTACTCCGTTGGGTATTTTGGAAATTTCATTCAATGAAGAACCAACACTTGAAAAACAAAAAGAAACAGGAAGAGAAATAAGAAAAGCGGGAGCTTATATAGTTTCCAAACTAAGATATTAAGAAAAATGTTAATATGTTAATGTAAATATGCCTGCGTTAAGTGGAATTGAAGAAAAGTATTTCGATGGATACAAAGTAGACAAAGAAAATGAAAATGTAGTCTACTCAGATGAAAAACATGTTTATATAGATAAAGTATCAAAAGAAAGATGTATATCTGTTACAACACTTATATCTATGTATCATGAAGAGTTTAATGAAGATTTTTGATCTTTGTACAAAGCTTTGGAAGCTTTATTAGATAACGATGTTTGGGAAATTATCAAACCTAAATTACTTGCTAATAAAAATGCTGATATAAAATTTGTAAATAAATTAAAATTAGATTTAGCGGAAGATGTTATTGTAAATAAACAAAATGAAATAAAAGAGTCTTACAGAATCAACAGAGAAGCTGCTTGCGAAAGAGGTACAGCTATTCATGCAAAATTTGAAAACTCTTTTTACAATAAAAAGAAATTTGATTTTAATAATTATGGTTTTGGAGAAATTTCTGGAGACTATACATGCAATAAAGATTACTATACTTTAGATTTGGATAAAGGTGTGTATCCTGAATTTTTAATTGCGTGTAACTCAGGAGATGGATTCTTACGTTTAGCTGGACAAATTGATTTGTTAATAATCAATGGAAATGATGCATACATTGTTGATTTTAAAAGTAACAAAGAACTTAAGAAAACATCTTTTTATGACAAAAAGAAAAAGTCTAATATAATGATGAAATTTCCAGTAAACAACTTGCAGGATTGCAATTTCAATCACTATCAATTGCAATTATCGACATATGCTTACATGCTTCAAACTATAAGACCAGAATTAAATATCAAAAAACTAATCCTTTATCACATTGATCATGATGGTAACGAAATGTTACATGAATGTAAATATTTAAAAGAGGAAGTTGTTAGAATGCTAAATCATTATAAGAAAAAAATAAAAATTAAAAAATCTTTAGATAGGGACAAACCAGTGATTATAGGATAATATGGAAGAAGTAATTGATACTAGAAAAAAAATATGTGAAAAATGTCCATTATATAAAATTGATAAATTTTACGGACCTATTTGTGACAGTTCTAAATATTTAAGTCCTGATGGAACTACCTTTTCTTATTTTAAGAAAGAGGGATGAGTAAAAGGATGTGGATGTCACATGTCAAGAAAATGAGGAAACTTTAAATCACACTGTATAGCTGGAAAATGATAAAGCTCTTAAAAAAGATTAAAAATATATTTGTAGGAAACTTTAAACGGATTAAAGGTGAGGAGTTATCCGATGAAGGAAAACGCAGATTAAATATATGTATACAATGTGAAGATAAAATTAAAATTTCAAGAAATGAGTATGTATGCAAACACTGCGGATGTCCTATTAAAAGTAAAAATTTTGTGTTAGATGAAGAATGTTACTTAAATAAATGATAATATGAATGTTGCTGAAAATATAATTAAAAAAAATACAAACAATATAAACACTGAAGATGTAGATATCGTCCCATGTAATTTAAGTGTACTTGTAAAGTTTTATGATGAGAATCCGTATAGAAAAGTAGAGAAGACATCTACAGGTTTATATGTTGGTATAGAAAGTACAAAAAAATATAAATCGAACGAAACTGGAGAAATGGAAACTAACGAAGAAGTAATTGCTTGTGCAAAAGTAATTGCAGTTGGTCCAAAATGTGAAAACGTTAAAGTTGGAGAGGATGTATTTGTAGTTAAATATATTTGTAATCCAGTACCGTTTAGAAAAATGGGATATTACATGGTCAGTGAAAGTAATATAATGTGTAGAATTGTTAAAAAGGATTAAAATGTTAGATAACGAAAAAATATTTTTTAATGCAGGACAAATTGTTCGAGTAAAACACGAAGGTCTCGAGAATGTCCCTAATATGATGGTTGTTGAAAAAGTATCTCGTTCAATGATTAAAAATGGAGAAAAAGATACTGTGTTCTTAGGAATTAAAACCAGATGGTTTGATAAGAATGGAGTTTTACAAGAAGCTATTTTTAGTACTAAGGATTTAATGCACGTAAACTAATGGAAGATCAAAAGAAACTATTACAATTTGTAACATGACTCGGAGAAAATGTTCCAGAATTAAAAGGTCAAGCACCTGAACAAATTGTATCTACTATAAATAAACTATCAGAATCTAAAGAAGGACAACAAATGCTTCAAGGATTAATCGAAGAGTTCGAATCAAGTATGACTGGCATGTTTAAAAAAGGTGGAAAGTTAGCATATCTACTTTGCCTTAAAAAAGGTGGTAATATACAGGATTGTGGGTGTGGTGAAAAAATTGAAAAGGCAGAAACTGGTAGAGTTTTAGGTTCGGATCAATATCAACGTGTTTCACGAAAGGAAGCTATTAATGCAGCCATGGATGCTGGTATGACTAGGGGAGAAGCACAGCGTGCTTATTTGAATCAGAAGAATGCACTTCGTAGGAATGGTATCACTGGTAATAAAATGAGACAACATGCTAGATGAAATATAATTGATTCTGTTTATCCACGAGCAAAAGAAGAACCGCAGATTGTTTCTAAACAAATACCACAGATACCGGTACTTGATACTAATATTGAAATAGAAAACGTTCCTATTGAAATTAACGATTCTTTTGTTCCACTTGAAAATGAACCAATTAATGTAAAAAAGATTGATACTTTTGGAGGATCATTTAATAGTGCATTTGGTGCTGCGAGAAGAAGTGATTTAGATGAATTTACTTGGAATAGTAAAAGATATAATACTAAACTTGCTCCATCTCAATCCGCTCCTCTTGGAAAAGCACAACCAGTTGTAAATAAAATTATGATCGGAGAAGGTGATCTTAATGCAACAAAGAGAAAAGATAATCCAGGAGTATGATACCCAGGTAGACCAAGTAGGTAATGGAAATATTTATATTCGATAACGCAACAAATACACTTCGAATAAATGAATATTCCATTTTATTAATTAAAGAATTCGCAGACTTATGGGATATAGAAAGAAATAAATGCAAGGAGGACAAATCTGGAAAAGATAGACTCCTTGCTTTTAAAGAATTTACTTACATATATCTATCCCTTGATTATAAGTCTCCATATTTTGCTTATCTTGAACAAGATAAACATTATGCTGCGTTAGTAGATTCTGGATTAGAATCTTCACACACAAAAGATCCGATGTTTATAGCAGCATATAATAAATATAAAGAAATACAAGAAGCGGATCCAATTTTAAGTTTAATTAAAACGGCACATCATACTTTGTATAGAACCCAGGTTTTTTTAGATAGCATTGATTTTACAGAAATTGATGAAATGGGAAAACCTCTATACAAACCAAAGAGTGTTATTGAAGACATTGCCTCTATAGCAAAAATGAGAAATTCGTTAATTGAACTTGAAGAACAACATAAAAAGGGTTTATTATCTCAATCAAAACTTAGAGGAGATACAGAACCTGGATTTGATGAAATTTAATGGAATAATATGGCAAAAAAAGAAGTGGTTAGTAGGATAATTCCTAAAACAAGAGTTCCGAGAAAGAAAGAGATTGAAGAAACTCCTGCAGAAAAGAAAAAGAAATTACCTACGTATTCAGAAAAATATGAAGAAAGTTTAATCAAACAATTGTTTGAAGAGGAACTTAAAAGGAAAATACAAGAAAAAGAGGACGAAGAAGAATCTGAATTTTTTGAAGAAACTTCTTCAAAACATATAAAAAGAAAGGATGGGGAGTGAGACGTGCCCATCGATGAGGAAATTCGATATTTCGATCCAGAACTTTCTTATGAAATTACAGGTTATAGGCCAATTACATTGGATCAAGGTTTGGATTTTGATCCAACTCCATTTAGAGAAGCAGCGCTAACCTTCATAAAAACCGGTTCGTATACAACTTTTCCAAGAAACACAAAACCATATAATGATTATTGGAGAGAACAAAGAAGACGATGTGTAGAAGGATATACTGTTGGCAAATACAGAATCACTGGAGATCACTATTTCTTCTTAAATTTTTATACTATGAATACTGTAAACGAAGATGCAGAAAAAGCGACTACTGGTCGTATTAATGGTTTTCCAAGATTTGCAGCAAAACAGTATGAGTTTTTTCATTATGTAGAAATGTGTGAATATATCGGAAAAGATATTTGTATGTTGAAAGCCCGTGGAGTAAAAACTTGCTCCCTTTGTTAGTAATAACAAATGTTAAAAAATTCCGCAAAATCGGTGAAGACTAATGTGATTAATCACGAAAATTTAATAAGTTTAATTACTATGTTAATACCGAGGAAAGTCAGTTGATTGCTGACCTCCGTAACGCGCAGGGGATGAGCGCTAGTAACAGCAATAATTCCCCCACGAGTGTGGAACACCCTACTGAATAGAGGGTGAAAATGTGCGCTGAACTTATAGGAAACTATAAGAACTATCGGATAAAAAGCCGATAGGGTAACAAAATTGGGGATTTTCAGAAATTTTAGCATGTATTGGAGTTAGACCCTTCATTACTACTCGTCGTTTTCATACAATTTATACTGCAAATGCAGATGCTCAGTTACAACCAGTTCTTGATAAATGTTGGGAACAATTAAACTGACTCAACATGAATACTAATGGTGGTATGAAAAAGTCTCGTATGAAAGTCGATAATATTAAACAGAAACGTGCATCTTTAGTAAATAAAGAAGGTGTAGAATACGGTACCATGTCTGAAATTGAAGGTATTGTTGCAGATAATCCTCGTAAAGTCAGAGGTAATCGTTGTGAACGTTTAATATTTGAAGAAGCTGGTTCTAACCCATGTCTTATTAAGTCCTGAATCCAGGGTAACGCATTAGTAGAACTGGGAGGTAGAAAAATAGGTAGTAGAATCTGTGGAGGAACAGGAGGAGATTCGGGTGATGCTCTTGCTGGTTTATCACACATCTTTAACAACCCCATTGGTTACAATGTACTGCCATATAAGAATAATGATACTCGTGACGGAAGAGTTCAGTTTACAGGATGATTCTTACCTGCACATAAATTTGCACTAGATAGTTCTTTTGTTGATAATAGAGGTGTTACCGATTTTGTTAGATTTAAAGAACATTATGAAAAAACTAGACGAAATCTTGAAGGAAAGGATTTAGTAATTTATTGTGCAGAGCACTGTTTCTGTCCAGAAGAAGCATTGTTAATGCAAGGCGACAACTTATTTGATGCCGCAACATTATCGGATCAATTGGTAAATATCCGTGTACACAAACAATACACAAAACCAGAACCTACTGCATTAGTATGAGATAGTACAAAAACTTCAGTTAAAGCGATGCCTTTTTCAGGAAGTAAACTGTTAGTAGTCGAACCACCAGAATTGGATGAGTCTGGAAACGTATTTAAAAATTTATATGTTGCTGGAATAGATGCTATCGATATGGGAAGTCAAGATTCTGCATCTGATTATGACGTTTCTGATTTTTGCGTCGTAATTAAAAAGAGAATTAATGGTTTATCGGAACCAAAATATGTAGCAATGTATAAAGACAGACCTAGGGACATACGAGAGGCGTATGACATTACTTTAAAACTATTAACTTGATATAATTGTCAAGCATTATTGGAGTATACAAAAATTTCAATACAGCAATATTTTAAAGAACGAAATAAAGATAATTTGTTTATGACTCGTCCAGAATTTGCTGTTTCTCAAAAAACAAGATATAATAAAAGCTCAAAACGTTTAATTGGACTTCCTGCAACAGAGTCTGTAATCAGACACGGATTAGATCTTATCAGTATGTATATTAACGATTATTGTCACGCGATTGATTTTGATGAAATGTTAGAACAATTATTAAATTATTCTTACGAAAATAAGAAAAAATTCGATATTGTTGCAGCTATGCAAATGGCAGAAGTTGCTGATGAGGCGTTGATGGGAATCGATCCTTCTAAAGTAAATACAGTAGCAAAAGAATGAAAAGATTTTGGCTACTATACGGATAAAAATGGTGTTAAACGTTTGGGCACAATTGAAACTTCGACAACATCATGGAAAATGTATTAGCAAACGAAATATTACAAATTATTGATGAAACAATCGAAGGAGAATACCTTGGTAAATTAGAGGTAATTGTTGATGACGATTGATATACATTAAATCTGTTCATGAATATGCATAATGCTCCGTTAGTATTGGCGTATCAAGGAACAGAAAACGAATTTAAAAATTATATTAGAGAGGAGATTAAGAGACGCAAACTTGAAAAAGTAATGCGTTATGAAGTAAGAAGAGAGTTACCTGCTTTAGAACGCAATTAATATGAAAAATCAAAAAGAAATTGAAAAAATAAATAATTGTATAGCAAGACTCGTATATGATAAATCAATATTAAAGAAAGCTTATAATTACTATCATTGTGTTCGCGATTCAGAACAATTTAAACATATTGAAGAGAATTTTGGAGTAGGTGTTCCAACTTCAGTTGAATTTACTCCTCTTATTAAAAAACACATTGATGTATTGGTTGGAGAATATCTTGAATTAGATCCCGATTTGCAGATTACTTGTAAAGACGAAAAAACAGTATCTAACATAATGAGGGATAAAAAGTTAAAAGTTGATCAAGAACTTTACACATTCTTACAAAGATATTTACAAAACGCAATTGTAAACATTCTTTTGAATGGAGAACAGCCTGTCAACGACCCTTTTATTGAAAAAGAGATGCAAAAAATTCAAGAGAATGTGGAAAAGAATTTTGTATCCGAATACGAACTTGCAGCACAAAACATTCTTTCATATATAAAACATTCTAGAGATATAGATCTAAAGAATAAAATGAGAGAATTGTTCACAGACTTGTTAATTACAGGTACTTGTTATTATAGAGTAAAAGCCACTGGTGATAAATGCAACATTCAGTTAGAAGTGTTAAATCCGCTAGATACATTTATTGAGAGAAATCATAATAATTTTTATTTGAATAAGTCATTAAGATCTGTAATTAGACGGTATATGACAAGTGAACAAGTATTAGCGGAATTCTGTGATGAGCTTACACCTGAAGCAAAATCACAACTTAAAAACAAAGAACACAACTCCGGAATTGAAGGTGATTACAGATACGTTACTGTACCTGAATCACTTATATATGACGAAGATTCAAAAAAGACTGTTATTGCAAATATACCTTCTGCCGGAATCTTAGGCGGTTTAGAGGTATCCCCAGTTCTTCCTTATGAGACTGATATTACCAACAGACACGAAAATACTATTACGGTTTATGAGTGTGAATGATTAGAATGGAAAGACAACAAAATTGTTAAACACGAAGGAATAAAAATAGGAGAAGACATATATATTTGTAGAGGTGAGGTTGATACAATTAGAAGCGTGTCGAATCCAAAAGAATGTACACTATCTGTAAATGGAATGTTTTTCTCAGATAAAAATGGACAACCGTTCAGTCTTATTGTAAATACAATGGCGATGCAAGATAAATATGACATTCTTCAATTCTATAGAGATAATCTTATTGCATCATCTGGTACTATTGGAGATTGGATTGATTTAGCGCACGTTCCGGCTGTATTGGGAGTTGAACTTCCAGAAAGATTACAAAAGTGGCTTGCGTATAAAAAGAACGGACTTGCATTATTTGATTCTTCTCAGGATGGTGCAAACATAATCAATACAACTTTTAATGGATACGACGATACAATTAAAGCTCAAAGTATTCAAGCGATTCAAATGGCCATAGATAGTATTGAAGCTAACGCTTCTGCTATGACAGGTGTGTTCCCAGAAAAACTTGGAGGAATACAAGAAAGGGATGCTGTATCAAATGTAAAGGTTGGATTACGTTATTCTACATTGTTGACAAAACAATACTTTGCAGCAATGGATTTGATGTTAAAGGAAGTTAATTACGATTGTCTAAATGTCGCTAAAAAGGTGTACAAAAACGGATTGACTGGAAATATAGTACTAGGTCCAAAAATGGTCAAAATATTTACAGCACTTCCTGAACATTTCACAGTTACTGATTTTGATGTACATATACAAGACAGTACTGAAAATTTCCAAACAAAACAAGAAATCAAAGCGTTAAATACAGAATTAATAAAAGCTGGATTGGTTGATGTTGATCAGGTTGTAAATATCGCTACTGCTAGAAATATCACTGAGTTGAAAGATTATATTGAAAAATCAATGGCTGCTAAAAAAGCAGAAAATGATATGGCTGGACAATTACAACAACAAGTTGAACAATTGAATCAGCAACTTGCACAATATGAGCAGCAGATTGGTGAGTACAATAATCAAATTAAACAATTACAATCTCAGGTTGAAAATAACAATAATGCTAAATTAGAGTTAGAGCGTCAAAAGATTGCAATAGATGATAGGGAAGCTAGGGATAAAAAAGACTACAATGATAAACAAATTGAGGTTAAAACAAAACAGCTTGAACTTGAAGCTATGCAATTAAATGATGGTAACCCATACAATAATAAAATACACGACTAATGGAAGTAGATCTTAAAATTAATGCGAACTGTCAATTGGTGGCAACACCAATTGATGTTTCGCAAATAGACGCTGTACTAAATCCATGTGCAGTTGATACAGAAGCTACTGTTTTTGTTGAATTTTTAATTGGACCTGATGGCACAGGAAATGATACAATTAAAGTATCGTTTGAACCCGACTATTACATCTATGACTTAAAAGTAGATGGATTATACGTTTATCACAAATTAAAGATTTTTGATAAAGCGTATGTTGATGATGATTATCAAGGTTTATGTTATGATTCAAAGAACAACAAACTTCTTTTTAAAGGAACAGAATTAAAAGATGTTATTGAGCTTATTCCATATTTAGAGTATGCGGATTATGGTATTTTGGAATATATCAAAGCCCCAATGTTTTCAATTTGTAAATTAAACAATTGCTTAAAAGAATTGTTAAAAAAGAGTATATCGCAATGTAATAAAAGAGTTGGAAACGTTTCTTGTGATGATTTTGATGAAAGTAAAAAATTAAGAGATTTTCTATTTATATCGGTTCACGTTCTTGAAAATCTTATTCTACAAGAAAGATACGGTGAAGCAATGGATATTTTAAATTCAATACGCTCGTGTACTCCGATTTGCGATAATATTTCGATAACTAAATCTGGATGTAATTGTAAGTAATGGAAGATATTTTAAACGAACTATATTTAACTTATAGCACCTTATTGAATGATCTAAATATAGGGCATACTTTGGATAATAAAAAAATAGAATATTTGTGGAATTTGATTTACAAACTTTATTTTGCCAAATATGAAAATTATGCTAATAAGGATGTTCTTAAACTGTTAGAATATTATGAATATAAATAGTAAAACAGCTTCCTCTAATAAAGGGTTTGTAAGAGATTATTTAAAAGGAAAGTCATTTGACTTTTCTGAATGGAATCCTGTAAAAACATACATAAACGATTCGTTTAAACAAGATTTTGTAAGATATAACGGAGGTCTTTATGCTTGTATTCATACAAACACAAACGTTATACCTGGTACATCTGGATGTTGGATGTTAATAGCTACATCAGAAAATGGCAAATCTGCATACGAAATTTGGTTAGAGAAAGGAAACATTGGATCTGAAGAAGATTTTTTAGAAGCGTATAGAGGGTATCCTGGAGAGAAAGGCGAACGTGGAGAAAAAGGGGATTCTGGAAACAAAATAAATATTGGATCTGGAATACCTACAATTAGCGGTTCGAACGAAGATTTATATATTAATTCTGATAATGGTGATATTTATAAGTTTGATTCCGAATGAAAATCTATTGGTTCGTTAGGAACAAAAATTTCGTTAGTTGAAGTGAGTAATCAATTAACAGATTTTGAAAGATCTGCAGTAAGATCTAATTTGGGAATTGATGTTGATACATTTGCCTTAAAATCTGATTTGGAAATATTTGATTGAGAAGAAATTTAATGAAAAATGTATATAATTGAATAATTATTGTTATATTTGTATTTGTTTTGGGATACTGCATTTTTACACAAAAACGCTATGATGTTTTAAAACAAGAGTATAATGAATTATTAATTGAAAAGTCAAACGTTATCGATTCTTTAGAAAACGATAACAATAAAAGGATAGAATCTATTGTAATATTAGAAAAAGAAGTATCTGATTTAAATACTACAATAGATTCTTTATGTGTACTTAAAGAAGATATAGAAAAATCAAAAGGTGGCTTTACTACATCGATTAGTATTAGCGAAGGATCTGCATTATTAAAACAAAATTTACGTGAAAAAACTACTAATCATAATATTTAGTCTGATCTCAGTTAATTGTTTTTGCCAATCGTTAGATTCAATTAAACATATTGAAATTATATCTGAAATTAGAGATTCTATGGCTCTAATTAATAAAGAGGATATTGATAAAATTAACAACACTTTTTATGAATTAGAAATTGCAGATAGTTTAAATCACGTCAACGATTCCGTTATAAATCTATTAGTTATTCAAAATAATAAATTAGATTCGATAATGAGACATCAAAAAGTTGTTATTGAAAATAACGATATAATCAAAACACAGATAATTGCTAACCATACTTCTGAGATAGATATGTACAAAAAAGAATTAAAAAGATCTAATAATAAAAAGATTCTGTGACAATCTACCACAGGTATTAGTGTTTTAGCTATAATTTTAATAATATTAATATAATGGCAAAAAAATCAATCTGAATAGATAATACAATACCTCCTACTAATTATATTTGAGCCAAAACTGATGAGTTAGGCAATATTCTTGGAATTTATAAATGAAATGGTAAACAATGAGAGGAAATTGAAATGGCAGTTGTTCCAGATGGGGAAACCGATCTTAAAGATGGACAATTTGTTATTACAGGAACAAATCAACAGACTGGCGAATCTGTTACTTTAATTGTATCTGAATCTCCTGTTTACGGTGCTCAATCTGTTGCGGTAAGATCTGTTACAGGAACTCTTTCAGGAGCACCAGCTATAAAAGAAAATGAATATTTAACAAGAGGTCAGCTTTGTTGAGATTATAATGAAGAATAGTATAAATAGTAATATTTACGTATAGATATCGCGAATGCGAATAGATTCTATTATTTATTTTTAACAATTAATTAAATGGCAGAATTAGTTAGATTTAAGAAAATTACCGCAGATGCATATGCGGGCCTTGGACAAAATCTTGATAAAGGTACCATTTACTTTATTACAGATGAAGGATACATTATTGTAGAAGGTGTTAAGTACGGTGATAGCTTAATCAAAGATGTTGTTCTTAATGATAACAAGAACGGACTTGTTATTACAGATGTAAACGGCGATCTTGTGAGTCTTGATTTTACAACAGCGTCAGAAACAATTAGTGGTTTGATGAGTGCTGATGATAAAGTAAAATTAGATTCAATGGTTCTTATTAAAGAAATTAATGGTGGTACTCTTGAAAACGGAGTTCTCACAATTACAGAAGGTGCTGAATACAGTCTTGTTAAAGATGAATCTGGTTTAGTTTACACACTTCATAAGAATGGAGTGGCAACAGATTCGATTATTAATATTCCACAAGATCAGTTTCTTAAAAATGTAAGTTTTGTTACTGCAACAGAAACTGATAATGATATTGATTCTACAATTGTTATTGGAGATCCTTATATTAAATTTGAATGAAACTTAGATGTTGATTCAGATATAGAAGGTAATCAAACAATTACATTTGTTCCAGTAAAAGATCTAGTTGATCAATATACTGCTGGTCAAGGAGTTACAATTACAGATAGTAATACTATTTTTGCAAAAGTGGATGATTCAGAAGGAAATTATCTAGAGTTAGATGACAAAGGACTTCGTGTAGATTCTATGGGTGCAAATGTTACAAATCTTTCTAAAGAAATTACTATTGCAGGAGGCCCTCTTGCAGAATATGTAGCAGAAGCGTATCCTGATGGTAAAGTTCCAGCCGGAACTTCCATTGAAACAATTTTAATGAATCTTATTTGTAAAGAAATTTATCCTACAACTACTTCAACAGCAGGAAGTTATAGTATATCTATAAGTGCTCCTTCAATAACAGCTCAAGGATTTACTAATAATGGGTTGTGTGAAGTCGGCTCAACTGTATCTTTTAATGACATTACAGCAACAGTTGTTACTCCATCAAAAACATCTTCCACCGTTAGTGGTTTAGAAAATGGTTATTCTGAATTAGATGACAATTCTGTAGATTCAACTGATAAATCTATTAGTAAAGCATGAAGTGTTTCCCAAAAAGAAAACTCTGTTTATAAACTTAGTGCATCTTCGACTGGTTGAGAAAATCCATCTTTACCTGATGATGTAAGCGCTTCTACAAATTCAGCAACAGTACTTTCGGGAATATCTCTTGTAGTTGCTGTTGGAGAAAACAAATTATCTGTAAAAGAGACTGCCCCAGCTTACATTGGATCTATAGAAGGTATTCCTTCTGTATTTATCGTGTCTAATCTTGGAAATACAGATTCAAGTAAAATTACCACAACAGTTGCTGCACAGTCAAATGTAGAAAAAACAGCAGGTGATAAAACTGGAACTTTTACTATTACCGGAGTATATCCTATATATGCAAACGGTGTGATAGCAGATACAGACGATGCTACGGCAGCGGCAATGACAGGTTTGGCAGCACCTGTAGAAGGTGATGGTACTAAGTTAAATCTTGTGAAATCTGGAACTGAATTTGCGGTTTCTTTTGCAACACAATCTCTTGCACCATATAGAATATATCTTGGTCCTGGACAGAGTTTAAAATCTGCATATGCAATTAATCCTCTTACAAATACATATGCAACTGATTGTTTAAGTAAATTTGTTGCAAACGGTACGACAGTAAGAACTATTCAAGAGAAAGAAGTAACTTATACAATATATGAATGAGCAGCTACAGAAGGTGCGAATCGTGTTAAATTTGTGTTGAACTAATAAATTTATAAATTATGGCAAAATTATTTAATGGTATGATTCCTTTTGCCAGTGCGATTAATCCCACTGGTGCACAGCCACTTGATGATAGATTTGTAGTTCAATCTTATTCAGATTTAACTGACGCATCTACTTTTGGTACGGCTGTATATGTAGGTATGTTTGTTTCTGTTATTGATGATCAAAAATTATACATACTTACAAACAAAGATGTTACTGCAGAAGGAGCTTGAATTGCTGCAGGGTCTGGAAGTGGTTCTATTTCAACTCCAACATTTACTGTCACTGATGGTAAAATTGAAGAAGCCACTGCAGATAATATTGGTCAAATTATATATTTGACAAGTAAACAAACTATTGGAGAAGGAGAAGATGCAGTAACTTATGAAGCAGGTCCATATATTGTCACAGGTGAAGGTACAATTGCTAAAATTGGAACATCTGCCGCTGATGGTTCGGATTTTGCTTCTCAAATTTCAGCAATAGAAGGTAAGGTTGCTACATTAGAATCAGCAGTTGCTAATCAAGCAGCTCAAGATACAACACATACTAATGATATTGCACAAATAAAAAGTACTAGTACAACTAATGCTCAATCAATATCAACAGTTAGTGAAACTGTAAATCAACATTCAGATAAATTAGCTACTATTGAAAATAATGCTCAAGTTAACAAAATTGAGATTATTAAAGTAGGAAATACTGCTCTTGAAATTGATGCTGATGATAAATCTGTAAATATCGATCTTTCAAACTATGCTTTAAAATCTGATCTTGATTCAAAACTCGAATCTAAAGACTTGACAGATTATGCAAAAATTGTAGATGTTGTATCGGTTACTGATTTTAATTCATATAAAGAAGAGATAACTGAAGCAATTTCTTCAATTCCTAAATTCGATATCGAAGTTGTAAACGAACTTCCTACGGAAAATATTTCTGAAAGTACAGTGTATCTTGTAAAAGATTCTGACGATCTTGATGGAAATATGTATACCGAGTACATATATGTAAACGGTTGGGAAATTCTTGGTGAACAAAAATTTGATCTTTCTGGATATTCTACAACAGAAGAAATGAATGCTGCGATCACAACTGCGATTAATAATCACGCAGCATCATACTATACATCAGATCAAATTGATACAAAATTAAACGATTACCTTAAATCTGAAATAGCAGAATCAACTTATGTAAAAGTTGTAGAGGGTTCTCGTTTAATTACCGAAGCAGAGGGAACAGCAATCGCAACTGCTACATCAGATATAAAAAATCTTACGAACATAGTAGAAAAAATTTCTGTCACTGATATTTCATCTAATGTATCTAATGGAATAGGATTAACTAAATCTGACGAAGGTGTTATTGGAATTTCTGTTAATTCTTCTGATCTTGCATCATCTTTAGTTGGATCTGATGAACCAGGATTAGTTTCAGGAATATCTATAAAATTAGGACAGGATATTAAGTCTGGTGAAGAAACAGTAATTGCAGCTAATGATACTGTTCAAACTGCAATTGAAACTATTTATAATCGACTTACAGAAGTATCTAATAATAAAATTACTTCTATAGAGGGAGATGATTATATTATTGTAACAGATATAAGTAATACTGTTAAAAACATTTCTCTTGATTTAAAACAAGTTGCTTCAGATATAGTAGATAATTCTTCTTCACTTAAAGTAAATAGTGATGGAAAGTTAGTTCTCTTATGAGAAGAATAATAACAATTTAATTTAATTTATTTATGAGTCAAAATTTAAAATTCTTTAGAGGTAATTCCGCAAAAGTACAGAATGCCGGAGTAGGTGCAATTTGATTTGATACCGATAACAATGTTATTAAAGTTTGTACCGAAATTAATGAGAGTGGTGTAAAAACATGAGAAGCATATTCTGGATTACAAGATGCAACATGAAATAAAGAAACCAATAAACTTGTATTTACAAAACCAGACGGTGTTACTGTTGTTGAAATAGATTTTTCAGATGTAGCTTCTAAAGAAGCAATTCTACAAAAATTTGCAGGACTTAAAGTAGAAGATACTGCTGTTACTGGTGAGTATGTATCGAGTGTTTCTCAAACAGATGGTAAAATTACCGTAACTCGTGCAGCTCTTCCTGATTACACTGAAGTTTATGATGCTAAAGGTGCTGCAACTACTGCTGAACAAAATGCTAAGGGTTATACAGACTCTCTTGCTAACGGTGCAGTAGCAGATAATACAGCTGCAATTGCTAAATTAAATGGTAGTGCTACTACAGACGGTTCTGTTGCTAAATCAATTGCAGATGCTAAAGCAGTTATTGATGCATATACTGTAAATGGTAAGGCTATTTCTGGAAATCCTGTTATAGGTTCTAGTGACATATCTCGCGGAAATGGAAAAACAGTTGAGGATTCTATTGCAGCTTTAGAAACAGCTGTTGGTGAAGGTGGTTCTGTAGATGATAAGATAGATGGAGTTAAAGCTATTATCGGAGGCGCTTATTCTACTGGAAATACTGTAGCAGATGATATATCTGGAATTAAAACTTCGGTAGCAACTAATACAGAGGCAATTGCAACCCTTAATGGTACAGGTGAAGGTTCAGTAGATGCTAAGATTGATGCAGCATTTAATGATTTCTCTTCAAAAGTTTCTAATGATGAAGTTGTAAATACTTACAAGGAACTTATTGATTACGCAGCTGAGCATGGTGCAGAATTTACTACACTAGTAGGAGAGGTTGCTAAGAAAGCTAATGCAGATGATGTTTATACCAAGACTGCCGCAGATGCAGCATTTGATGTAAAGGGTTCTGCTGCACAGGCTCTTGTTGATGCTAAGGCTGATGCTGCAAGTCTTTATCAACCTAAAGGTGATTATGAGGCTGCTGGTACAGCTGCTGGTCTTAATGATGCAATGGATGATCGTGTTAAAGTTCTTGAAGCAATTGATCATAACGCATATAAACAATATGTTGATGATGCAGTTTTAGCACTTGATGCTACAGTTCAGGATGAATCTGATTATATCATTGGTTCTGTTGCACAAGCAGATGGTAAACTTACATCTGTGGCATTTACTGCAAAGACAGGTTCTGTAGCTGACAATTCTGATGCTCTTGCTGTTGCGTCTGATGTTAAAACTTATGTTGATACTAAAGTAACTAGTGGACTTGAGTGAGCTGAGTTTTAGTAATGAATTACTAATTAATATTTAATACAATCCGTTCTAAATCAATGATTTAGGGCGGATTTTTTTGTTTGTAGTAACGTATCTAATTCTGACATATTTGGTTGTATCTTTGTAATGCGATCGCAAAGAACTATGTTTAACAATTAAAAATTTAAAATTATGTCAGAAGAAAAAACTTATGTTTTTGATGGAGGTTCGACTAATAGCATTATTTCTGCATTAGCTCCAATGTTACAAAATAGAGGTATCGATCCTAGTGTTCTAGCTCTTATGAATAACGACGGATTTGGAAACGGAGGATGGTTTATTTGGATTCTTTTCCTTGCTGTTATGTGAGGCGGTTGAGGTGGAAGAGGTGGATTTGGAGGTTACGACAATGGAACCGGATTTCTTGCTTCACAATTAAATAACGATTATGGCCGTGATGTTTTACTTCAGGCTATTAATGGAAATGGATTGGCAATATCACAACTTGCTACAACACTTAATTGTGATGTTAATGCTATTCAAACTGCTCTTACTTCACTTGGAACTCAAATTCAGTCAGTTGGTAATACTGTAGGTCTTTCTGCACAACAAATTATCAATGCCATCCAGGCTGGTAATTGTGATATTGCTAGTAAGATTGCTGCTTGTTGCTGCGAAACTAAAAACATGATTACTACACAAGGCTATGAAAATAGACTTGCTACTTTAGATCAAACTGCAACTATTGTTGGTAAGATAGATGAACAAACTACTCTCATTAATGATAAATTCTGTCAGTTAGAAATGAGAGAGATGCAGAATAAAATTGACGCACTTCGTGATGAAAAATTAGCACTTCAAACTAATATTTCACAGAGAGCTCAGAACGAATACATTGCTTCATCTTTATATCCTATTTCAACAGCATTAACTGAACTTAGAGCTGATTTTGATTGTTTCAAATCTCATCTTCCAGAAACAGTTTCTGTTCCTTATAGTCCTGTAACAGCTATTCCAACATGTGTTGCTGCACAATATGGTTTTAATCCATACGCTGGATTTGGTTTTGGAGCAGGTTATGGAGTATGAAATAATTGTGGCTGCTCTAACGGTTCACTTTGAGGATAATAGGAGGTATAGTTATGATTTTACCAGCATATATAAACGTAAATATTAATGGAATACCTACATTGTCTTCTAATAGTGTATCAGTTACAGCTACTAATGTGTCTTTCGATTTTAACAATCATCGTAATGTTGGGCGACCTTTTCGAGGTTTGATAATTGTACGTTTGGCACAAATAGTTCCAGCTGGAACAACAGATACACTTCCTATCCAATTTACTTCGGATGGAAGTAATGCTAAACCTTTAACAACTTTTAATGGTGATGCTGTTACTGTAGCAGATATTCCTGGAACAGGAGTGTATGTATTATGGTATGAAAGTCAAACAGATACACTTCAATTATTAACTGGAAGTTTAACTTAATTAAATATTATGTTTCAATCGCTTAGACCGAACAATCAAATTTTTGTTCTTCATAAAGATAAATCTTTGTTAGAAGTTGGTTCTGTTGTTAGTGTATCAATACCAACTCCAAAGTATCCAGTACCACAGGTATTTGGACAACCTCAAGAAATGGTTGTTGATATTGTAGCAAAAATTAATAACCAAGATGTTACATATCAAAAATTGCCAGCTAACTTAGATATTGCCGATTTTGGAAATAATGGAATTGTTATTTCTGATAATAAATTAGCAATGAATTCAGAGATTATGAGTTTAAAACAAAAGAGTGTGGATGCAATAAATAGTGTTAACTATCATCAACAAATGATTGCGAACTGTGATAAGATGTTATCTGATTTAAATCCAGAATTTGCAGAAAAACAACAACAGCAAGCAGAAATTAACGAATTAAAAACACAAGTACACGATTTAACAAAAGGGATGTCTGAATTAATGAAAGTTAATAAAGATTTGATTGCTCAGTTAAAGCGTGACACAAAGGAGATAAATTATGAGAATGTGGGAAATTAGAGAAAGTCACGATAAACGTAGAGGCGGAGATTACTACGATGGGTATGGCAGAAGCGGATATGGTAGAAGCGGAATGGGTCATACTACAGTAGATCATGAGCTAAAAGAAGCTTATGAGTGTGGCTATGAAGAAGGATACGAAGATGCAATGCGTGAATTAGAAGGAAAATCAACTCACGGCAGAACACGTAGATATTAAGATATATGTATAGACCGAGATTAGATTCTAGAGAAAAATTTCCATCAGGAATGGAAGATTATTTGGCTCAAAATGGATGACATTTTAATAAAAAGTTATGTGAATGAGCTGTAGGAAGAATGAAAAGAAAAAATCAATTAAACAAAGTAGATAAAATTGTACCATACACTAAAGATAATCTAGATACTATGATGAAGGCGAATAATATAACTGTAGATAATAATGTAGGTTATGACGCATTATATGTGTTAAATATGGCAAAAGCTGATTATCACGGTTCGTCTATTGTAGAAGAATCTCGTTTAGTTAAATTTGTTAAAGATTATCTTGATGATCCTGATGGATATGATGGTGTAGCAATGACTAGATTTTATGCAGATTGTATAGGTAAAGGAGAAATAATTCCTTGAGAAGATGTTCTTTAATTAAAGTGTGGCAGAAATGTCACACTTTTTTTGTTTTTATAGATAAAATTTTGTATATTTGCGCGTTAAGTATACAAAATTTATAGTATGAATAATAAATTATTATCCGATAGTTTGAGAAATTTTGCAGATATGATAGATGCAGGTAATACTAATGCATCTGAAAAAGAATTATTAGAATTATGTGATGTTATCGGATTCATGATAAATCCGGAATCAAAATTAAGCAAATATCAAGCTATAAAATTTCTTGGAATTAGTAGAGCTACTTTTGATAATTATATAGCCAAAGGATTGATTCCAAAAGGAATGGAACAACAAGGATTTAAAGAAAAGTTTTGATATAAAAGAGATTTAGTTAAATTTAAACAAGAAAAAGATGGATAATTCTGTAAAAAACTCTAAAGGCCCTGTTAGAAAATCAACTCCTGATGGAGAAGCCTTATTTAAGAACTTAAACGAATTAAAAAGAAAACTTACAGATTCGAAGAAAACTATAATGGCACATCCTTTTGCAGGTTTGAGAAAACCAAATGCAAAAATGCCTAAAAACACACTTTCTATTGGAGGAAAATTAAATGAAACAACTTCTATATAAAATAGAAATATTGTGTTTGAAATTTATCCCATATTTGTTAGTGCTGATTTATACAATAAATACTATATTGTTGAAATTTGACATATGTTTGCCAATTCTTAATACACTTGGTTCAATGTCGATCATACCACTAATTTTTATTTGGATATCTTCGTTTACATTTAAATTTTGTTGAAAACATCGGTTACCAATATATTATATAACGTTTATTACAATTTTTAATTTATTTGTAGTTGTATTTGAAATTTCAATTGTCGTATATAATGTATTGTTTTGAATATGTTTAATGGCGAGTACAATCATATTTATTATTGGATTTTCAACAATTAGTAACCATTAATTTAATTTAAAATGATATGGCGATTAATAAAAAATTAATTCATTTTAAAACTTGAAACACGTTTATATCGCAAGATGGAGTAAATGGAAATTACTCTGTACCTTCTTCTGGAACAGAAGCAGATGGAACTGCGGTATATGGCCAATTACTAGGAACATCGATTGTTTTTATCAAAGATGTTCAAAAAATTTGAACACATGGTCAACTGTATGATTGTGGTGCAACAGACCTC